AGCGTGGCGCAAAGATTTCGTACACATCAGATGACCTAATCTTGCCTTACAACTCTTACTCACTATCAGATAGCGTTTCATTCGATGCTAACTTCTCAGGACTTGGCTACCAAGACCTCCGTCAGTTGTCATCAACTTCTACCCTCTATGCAACAATGCTTATGGAAGAAAGAATGATGCTTATGGGTCGCGGAACTGCAACAGGTTATGCTGGCGCAATTTCAGCTCCAACAGTAACAATCACCAAGCCTTCTGCTGCTACAGGACAAGTTGCCCTTGCTGACAACACTTATTATGTCTATGTAACTGCTGATGCTGGTATTTCTTCAACAGGTTTTGGTGAGTCTGTTCTAACAACAGTTTCATCACAAACAACATCTTCACAAGTTATCAAGATCGTTGCTACTTCTGTTACTGGCGCACTTGGCTACAATGTTTATATCGGTACAACTACCGGTGCAGCAAACGCTAAGTACCAAGGTACATTCAAGGGAACAACAGGCTTTATCGTAGGTGCTGGTTCAACTGCTGTTGGTGACACAATCGTCTATTCAACAACATCTTCAATCCTCGCATCACGCGCTTCATCAGACACTTCTGCTTATGCAACAGGTTACGATGGAATCTTGCCTACAGTTCTTGGTGCTAACACAGGCTATAACTACAACATCAACACAACCTTCTCAAATACAAATCCGGGAACAGAGTTCCAGACTGTATTTGCTAACCTTTACAACTCAGTAAAGGCTGACCCTGATGAGGTATTGCTTAACGGTTCAGACCGCAAGCAACTCTCAGATGCGATCAAGGGTTCTGCAAACGCTAACTACCGCCTACAAATTTCTCAGGATGAAACCTCAGGAGTTACATACGGTTCAGTAGTTAATGGAATTGTGAACGAAACCACAGGAAAGTCAGTACCACTTACTGTTCATCCTTGGCTTCCACAAGGCGTTGCTCCTGTCTTGTCTTACACCCTACCTATCCCTGACACAGAGGTTTCTGATGTTTGGGCTAACTACATGGTGCAGGACTACATGGGAATCCAATGGCCGGTTACCCAGTTCGCGTATGAATTCTCAACTTACTTCCGTGGAACATTCTTCTGTGTCGCTCCTGCTTGGAACGGCGTAGTATCAGGAATTGTTGCTGCTTAGTAACTAGAAATCTAAATGGGGAGGGTGTCTTAATTGGCACTCTCCCTCTTTAATAAGAAAGGCAAAATAAATGGGAAGATTAGTACCGCGAGATGGTTTCGCAAGAGAAGTTGAAATTAAAAGGCAATCAGGCTCTAAACTTTTACGCGCTAATAAATCAGGCTCGTATAGCGTTGATAATCCTAAAGATGTGCAAGCACTCAAGGCAGAAGGCTTTACAGAGGGCAACTTAGCTTTACATACACACGGAGATAGCGACCGAGGGTACACTTGTATCAACTGTGGGTTTGGTTCTTGGTTTAAGTTGTGTTCTCGCTGTGGTCACGAATCGTCAGCCCCTAAAACAGACGGAGATTAACAAATGGCAGCAGTATCCCCAGTAACCCAATTCTCATCAGGCTCATACCTGACAATCGCTGAGTATAAGAACGCTCCTACCGCGATTGACTATAACAATTTGGTTAATGGGGGTACTTCTGCTCAGCAAGATGCCGAACTAGCAGCCGTTATTCAGCGCGCTTCATCGTTTATTGACATCTATGTAAATCAGCCTCTCATCGCTCAAGACTTCACAGAGCAATCTCGCACTCGTATAACTAGAGAAGGTTATTTAGTGCTTTCTCCTGACTACAACAATGTGGTGTCTTTGAACAGCCTTAAATATGGTGCTGTGCCTACAAATCTGATTACTGCTACGGCTTCTACCCTTTCTGCTTGTTGGTTTGAAAAGTCACAGGTAATCTACCCACTATCTCAACTAGGACTTACATATAGCTCATACGGCCCATTATCGTTTGGCTTCCCACCATCAGTAGGCTCAAAGATTTACGCCTCTTACAACTACACAGCAGGTTTCTGTAATGGAATGATTAACACGGCTACGGCTGGCGCAACCTCATTTACGATGATTGACCCAATCGGTCTTACTGCTGGAACTTTGATCACAATTTATGACGGGGCAAATACCGAGCAAGTAAATGTTTCTGATTCTTATACCTATGGCTCAACTACCGTTACTATCAACGGGACACTTAAATATACCCACGCAGCAGGTGTAGCAGTAGGCAATATGCCACAGGCGATCAAGCAAGCCGCAATCCTTCTTACAACCGACTTCCTCAAGGTTCGTGGCGATAACTCATTGACAATGGCAGTTACTACCCGCGCAACGAGTGGCCCAAGCGTTCAATCTATTATTGGCTCTGATGTAGAACTAGCCAAGATGCTTCTTGCTCCATTCAGAAGGATGCGTTAATGGCTGTAGGTCGCACACAGTTACGCTCCACGCTTTACAATTATTTAGTTGGGGCAAGCATCTCTACCCTCAATCAAATTTTTACTTCGTTTCCAAAGCGCATCAACTTTCAGATCAACGCTCAGCCGGGGCAACTATCTCGTTCGGCTTGCGTAATCTTTATTCAAAGCGAGCGCGAAACCCGCTTGGCTATTGGCGGCGCAACTAATGGTTGGAAGCGCGTGGATTTCACAGTTGTCTTACAGTTGTTTCATCACTCCGTACAAAACAATGCCGAAGATGCAATGTCGGATTTTGATACACTAGTGGACAACATCAAGAACACGCTCCGAGCTAGTCATAACTTTGGTGATACAACCCAAGTCAATGTTTGGCAAGGCGCAGAACCTGTGATTGACGCTTTGTACGGAGAACCGATTACTTCGGATAACGGAGCAACGGAAACTTGGGCAGAGATTCGATTCGATGTTACCCAAATGATTCAGGCTTAGGAGAGCAATGGCAACCTATATTTACAACGGTGATGGCGAGAAGGAATTTCCTACTCTTGGTCTGACCGTTAAGAACGGCGATACTTTTGATTCGGCAGATGAGATCGTTAATGCCGATGTCACTCTTGCTTCTGCACAAAAGAAAACAACACCAACAACACCGGTAGCCGCGACTACCACAACGCAAGGAGCGTGAATAAGTGGCACTACAAAATACCCACCGTTCGTACATAGGTATCGCTAAAGAAAGCACAAAGGGAACTGCGGTTACAACACCTACCGCCTATATTCCTGTTATTGCGAATACCGTCAAGCCTCAAGACATTTACACACCATTATTTGATGAGGGCTTACGCGGTTCTCTCGTAAAGAACTACGCATACCTACAAGGTCGCATCCACACACAATTTGACTTTGGTGGAACAGTATTTGCTGACACAGTTATCTATCCTCTTTGTGGCGTACTTGGCGAAGATGTAGTTTCAGGTTCAGCTCCTTATGTTCATACTATGGCTCTTAAGAACACAACAGCAACAGCCTCAGATGCCCAACCTTCTGCTTACACAATTCTTGATTACTATGGCGCAAATGTGCGTACTTACGCAGGTCAGCAGTTCTCAGATTTCAACCTTAAGTGGAGCGCAGACGGACTTCTTGAATATGATGCAAAATCAACAGGATGGCAGTCAGCAACAGTCGCAACCCCAACCCCATCATTTTCAACCGTACTTCCAAGTGTTGTATGGACAGGAACAGTTAGTGTTGGCGGTTCAACAATTTCTACAAACACAATGGGAAATATCCAACTTACTCGCCCTGTAACCCCTGTGTATGGAATTTCAAATGTGCAGACTCCTTACCAAGTATTCCTTGGTGCGCTTGAAGTAACTGGCAAAGCTACTTTCTTGATGGAGAACGACACACAACTTACTAACTACCTATCAAACACCCAACCTGCTCTAGTCTTTAACTGGACAACAGGAACAGGTGCGACTCAGACTTCTATCCAAGCAACAATGACAAAGGGTGCATACACACTCGCTGTTATCGAACGCTCAAAGGATTTTGTAGAAGTTCTTGTTGATTTCAACGCTCAAGGTAACCTCACCGATGCAGGAGCAGTTGGATACTCTCCTATCAAGTGGGTTGTCAAGAACGCTGTAACAACCTCAGTCGCTTAAACCCTAGAACGCAATAGGGGTGGCAGGTTGAGCGCGCTATGCCTTCGCTCGCTCCCGCACCCCTATTGCCTATTTTTGCTAGGATAATCTAAAGGCAACTAACAGGAGGCACTATGTCAAAGAAAATTAACTTATCGTCAGGCGCAACAGTCACTATCAAAGATGCTGCTAATCTAAAAGTAAAAGACCGTAACCGTATTGTTCTTGCGGGTAACGGAGCTAGTGATGCTGAAAAGGGTATTGCTATTGGTAATGCGCTACTTGTCACAATTATTGAAGATTGGTCTTATGACCTAATGATTCCTTCTGTAAAAGAAGAATCTATTGAAGAACTGCCAATTAAAGATTATGTAGAACTGATGAAGTTCACAGAAGATTTAACTAAAGATTTATTCCCTGATCTAGCAGACAGCGATAAAAACCGCAATAACCCTGATAGCCCTTTAGACGACTCGAAAGACTAAAAGGCTTACTGCAAGGGTTTCAACGATCATCTGATCTTGATTACCCGGATATTGAGTGGTTTTACTTTAAGTTTGCTGATCGGTTTGGCTGGACACCTGAACAGGTAGATAACTTACCTGCCGGGCGTTCTGATTGGTTGTTGGCGATTGCTGACACCGTAGAGCAGGTAAAGATTGAGCAGATGGAGAAGAAGTGAGCGACAACCTTCCCGAAGTTTTAGCCGCCCTCAAAAGGTGGGAAACACGGTTGGATAAAGCTGCTGAACTTTCTGCTAAACAAATCTCTATTGCTATTTGGACTAAGGCTAGAAGTCTTACTAGTGAAACTGTAAATCCACCGACTCAATCAAATAATAGATTACGCCACAACCCTCATATTGGTGGCAATGGCACACCTCCTAACTATGCAACAGGAAATCTCAACCGCAACATCATTGCTAATCCTGTATCGCGATTAGGTTTTGGAACTTATGCCGCATCTGTTACTTCGGGTGCTGTGTATGCTCGCGTTCTTGAAGAAGGCTCGTCACGATGGCTAAGTGGGGTAAAATACCCATACATGAATCCAGCGCGTGATGAAATTGTCAATACTGGTAAAGCAAGGATGATTACTACTGGCTTCTTTAGAGCCGCAATGAGAGGGTAACCGATGGCAGGTGAAGTTCCTCCACTAAATGTTGAAGTCCTTGTATCCCTTGGAAACCTCACTAATGCAGTAAATCAAGCTACAGAAGGCTTAAACAAAATCGGCAATACCGCCAAGGCTCAAGAGAGCAAGTTTGGCTCACTCAAGACCACAATGCTTGGCGTATTCGGTGGCAACCTCTTACAAGACGGTATGAATAAAGTTATTGGTGGATTAAAAAGCATAGTTCACGAGGTAGAAAAAACACAATTATCCCAAGCCAATTTACAAACAGCCGTTAAAGATGCAGGGCAAAACTTTGTAGCAGCAACACCAATGATTGAAAAGTACGCAAAAACTTTAGAAAATTTAGGTTTTGAACACGATCAGACTTACTCAGCAATAGCAAAACTGACCGCAGCAACGGGTAGTGTTACAACCGCAACAAGCGCAATGAATGTTGTAGCAGACCTAGCTCGATTCAAACAAATTTCATTGGCCGAGGCAGCAGATGTGCTTGCCCGATCAACTACAGGTGGAGCGCGTGGTCTTGCTGATTTAGGTATTAAAATTGGCGCAACTATTCCTCAAGGTGCTTCATTTGCAGAAGTTCTTAAAGCGGTTGAAGATCGAACACGAGGTGCGGCAGATGCTTTTGCTGGCACTCTTACTGGTCAATTAGAAATTGCTAAAACTAAATTTAACGATATGCAAGAAGCTCTTGGTCAAAAACTTATACCTGCCATAACTAGATTGCTTAATTTTATTAACACAAGTCTTATACCGGGGCTTCAAAAGTTTGGCAAAGTATTAGAAGACCTTAAAATTCCGTTAGAGGTAGTTGCGGGTGCTATGGCTCTTCTTTTTATTGCTCCAAAAGTAGATGCCTTAATAGCAGTAATTAAAAGTATTGCTGTTGCGTGGGGTTTGGTAGAAGGTGCTGCTACTAAAGCGG